GTGGGCCCGCTACAGAACTTGGATTACCCGTAAGACCTTGTGGTCCTTGGTTGCCCTGCGGGCCTTGTCTTCCCTGAAAACCCTGTGTACCTACTGTACCTTGTATCCCCTGTGGTCCTTGGTTGCCTTGAAAACCTTGTGGTCCTGTTATGCTAGGTCCTTGATTACCTTGTGGTCCTTGGTTTCCTTGTGATCCGGTAGGTCCTTGATTGCCCTGAGCGCCGGTAGTACCTTGTACTCCCTGTGGTCCTTGGTTGCCTTGAAAACCTTGTATTCCTTGTGGTCCTTGATTGCCTTGTGGGCCCTGATTACCTTGTGGTCCTTGTCTTCCCTGAAAACCTTGTGTACCTACTGTACCTTGTATCCCCTGCGGTCCTTGGTTGCCCTGTGGTCCTGTGAGAGATAAATTAGATCTATATACAACATTTCCTTGATTATTTACTAATAATATATTAGTTTCGGATGTACCTAGTGGAACTTTGGTTAATTTCAAACTTCCAGAAAAAGAACCTGTGTAATTAAATATACTTCCTGATATTATATCCTCTAAAGGTCGTGCTATTGATCTGTTTCCTACACCATAAAAAATTTGACCATTTAACAGGTTTGGTGTCGCATTTGCTCTACCTGCACCTAATACCACACCTCCCCCATTAGTAGGGTGTACTTTAGTTACAATACCTAAATTCTGTATTAGATTTGATCCAGTTGGAGGTACATTAGTGTATCCACCACTAGATCCAACATATATGACTTCTCCATTTTGGAAAGCAGATGTATTTACTTCTGTTATTAATCCGGATATTATACCGAGACCCTCCGCTCCAGCTGTTAATGTTTGAGCTAATATAAAAGTAGCGGGCATTGTAGAAGCTACGGAAGCACTTGCAGCAATAACCCCCACAATATTACCTGATGTTCCGGACCCAGTTGCATGTACCGGAGTTCCTTTGTAAAGAGTATATCCAGATACATTCTTTACATTTTCTACGATAGTGTCTAAATTACCAAAGAAAAGATTACCGGCTCCATCTGTTTCGATAACTTGACCGGCAATACCATCTATTGCAGGATAATTTAATCCACTTGCAGTTAATTCAGATAAAACATTTAATCTATTTACAATTAAATTAGATCCTGTAATATAACCAACTTGAGAGAAGTCAACATAAGAACCAGAAACCAACAAAGAACCAGATATTACGGCGCTTCCAGAAAAGGGAAAACCTACCCCACCACCAGAATTTAGAGCGTATGATGCGGTTATTGCATAAGATGAGGATATTAAGTTATATAACCTAGACCCGTCTCCATCGAAAGACCCAGAATAATACCCTGATCCAGAAATAATAGTAGGCCTGTAAATTAACATGATTAACCTTTATTATAAATATTGCATAATGTACTAATTAAAAAGCCCCGCCAAATTTTTTAGCGGGGCGAAAAATCGAATAGTTTTCAATTACACTAAGTCTTGAATTTTTTGCTTGATTGCAAAGAACTTTGCCTGATTCCAAGCAAATACTTCATACAATTCTACTACAATGCCGAAGCCTTTAGTAACTGTATCAACTACTTTGTCTTGAGCTACGCCTGTACGCTTTGCAATTTCCGCATGTGCTTTTTTAGCTTCTTCCACACTCAAGTTTTTAAGTTGGTTGATTGCCATAGGAGCATCGGAAACAATCTCTTGAACTTTAAAGAATTCAGGAGTCAACGCAATAAGGTCAGGAATTACTTGAAATCCATCAGCAAATACGTTTTTTACATTTTTTCCTAAATCAATTACGTCGCAGATAGTGTCTACTACTTCGTCGTAACCTAGATCATCAAAATTTGCCATTTTATTAATTTTAAAGAGTTAATTAATAATAGATATTACGGTATCTTCAAAATATATGCCATTTTATGTTAAATTAATTGTAACAAATATCATTTTCTAATTTACCTAGTATCTTAAAAACTTTTTTGTATTTATATCCGGTTACTATATCTAGTGTTTTTACCTTATCTAATTCAGAATCAGGTATTTTCGTATATATGTATCCATCTAAAAAGCAATAATTGTAAACGTAAGTATGTATATCTTCTTCAGTATTGGAAAAGATCAATAGGATGTCATCATTTATTAAAACCTCTACTTGTACGTCATCGTCAGGATGCAAGGGATTGCCTTCATCGTCCATTTCATTCATTTCCTCGTCAGAATAAGAAAAAGCATCAAAAGAATCCTCATTGCCGTCCAAAAAGGAAAAAAAGTCATCCATTTCTTTAGAATCTTCTATCGTGTTACCAAAAATGTCAAAATTATTGGAATCAGCAGAAAATATCATGTTAAATGTCTCCCTATTCAAATCAAAGTTATCGTCGGGATTTTTTAATAAGATATTGTTGTATAAAAACAATACTCTATCATGCTCCGACATGAAAGATAATGTGTCATTCAATCTTTTCTTTAAATTCATCCTGTAGCATTTGTTTTAACTTATCTAACAAATCTTCTACATCATTGTTTTCATCTACATCTAAATCTATCATGTAAGGTACTAAGGCATTTCCCTTATTGTCAAAAACATCCTTATTTGCATAAATGTAGAATTGACATTTTATAGATGGACATAATGTAATTTCGGCTCTAACTTCTCCCTCATCTCCTCCTATGGGTATTAAATTTTCTTTCTCTTTAAAATGTACTGTAAGTGATTTTATTTTAAAGAATGCTTCCGGGAATATCTTCTTTAGATATACCATGTGTCCCATGTGTTCAAAATCAGATAATGCTTTTATCATTGTTGTCATAATGTATAATGTGTTTTAATTTATAATCAATTATCAATAAATGTATGTTACATGTTCTACTATAAATAGATTTTACATGTATTTTTCATGTTTTTTTTAATTTTTTTATTTTACTGGGGGGCATGATTTCTATTTTGAGATACCCTCCAAAAAATCTACATGTTAATAAAATGTTAAAATTTCATGATTATACATCAATAGTCAACTTTTGTCAAAAAAATTATGTTAACATGCACCATGTCTAAATGTATAATCATGTTTAATGCTCATTAATATCTTTAAAACAAAATGAAAAACATCAATAACATGTGAATCTAACATAATTATATATGTAATTGTTTTCTTTATATTACATAGCATTCATGTAAAAACATGTAGATAATAAAAAAATGCAAAAAAAGTTGATTATATAAAAAAATTGACTACCTTTGTAAAAAAAATAACATGATCAAAGACATTAAAACACAAAAAAGAATATCATATCTTCTTTTGACCTGCGCTATTTTCCTAGCTTCCGTCGTAGGTTTTTTCTCTGTAAAAGGATTATCTCAAGTTTTCGCCGGAGCAGGAATGGCCATCATTCTTTTAGGTGCCGGGATAGAAGTATCAAAACTTGTCATCGCATCATTCCTCCATAGATACTGGGATAAACTAACTTTCGGGTATAAAGTGGGGGGATTAATTTTCTTATTCCTTGTCATCTTTGTAACATCTTCCGGGGTCTATGGCATTCTTTCTCAAGCATATACCGAGAATAAAAATAAGCTCATGGCATCTAAATCGGAAGTTGCATTGATTGAAGAGAAAAAGAAATTCTTCATAGACAAAAAGAATGATTTGCAAAGTGAGTATAAGCAAATTATTTCTGACATTACTCAAACAAGATTACAAAGAAATACAACATCTTCTGGAATGATGAGCGATTCAAAAGATGTTTACACAGATAGTAGAGGAAGAACATCATCAAGATCAAATGCATCTACTAGAAAAGATTATTTACAACAAGTAGAAGGTCTTAACTCTGACATTGGAAAAATGGAAAGCAGAAGGGATGGAGTATATGTGGACATCACAAATATTTCGGATTCTATTTTTTATTATGAAACAAAGATTATAGCTATAAAATCAAGTAACGATGTAGCTGTAGAACTTGGACCTCTCATTTATCTTTCTGAAGTTACTAATACAAGTTTAGATAAGGTACTATTTTGGTTTTTAATGGTTATTGTATTCTTAGCAGACCCATTGGCTATTGCATTATTAACTGCTTATCACTATACTCAAAAAGTAATCATAGAAGAAAATGAAAAAGATTCTGATAATATTGAAAAGAATCCTATTCCAGAAACGCCGAAAGAGAGAAGCCCTTTAGCAGAATTTTACTCGGATGATTTAACGGAGGAGGATACAAGATATATTCAAGATTTTAATGAGAAGGTAAAATTTACTAGTTCTTTTGCAGAATTTACTAGCTCTTTTGCAGAATTTACTAGCTCTTTTGGAGAACCTCTAGTTGGTTCAAGAGTACCTACAAACTCAAATAATTTACAAGGTGATTTTTCATTGTCAATGGCTCTATCAAAACCGAAAAGAAGAGGGAGACCTACAGGAAGTAAGAATAAACCAAAAAATAACAGTATAGAATCCACTAATGAATTTGCAGATATGACTATTGTAAAAGGATCTTTTAATGAGGTTAAGGAAGATTCTGACGCAGCAATTGCAGAACAAGTAATACTTCAAGAAATAGTTACCGGAAGTTTTGACAGTTTCGTTCAAGAAGAGATAGAACCAGAAGTAATAGAAGAAGTTGAATCAGAAGTAATAGAAGAAGTTGAATCAGATGTAATAGAAGATATTACTTTTGAGCCTATAGACGAAGATTACGATATTTCTTCAGGTGAGCAAGAAGAAGAAATTATAATACCTGCTTCTAAAAATCAAGTAAAAAGTAGAAATTATAGAGAGCCTAAGACTGATGTAAAAAAAAACTCTCTGAATCGGAATTAAGGAATATGTCACCAGCTCAAATAAAAGAGTGGTACAAAATAAACAAAAATACTAAATAAATTGTTACACCAAAAAAAGTTTTTATGAAATCACAAGAGTTGTTTAAAGAATTTACAGATTTATTAGAGTTACGCGTAGCTAGCGAAAGAAAAGAAAAGTTTTTAAAGTTACTATCAGACTATGAGACTACATTACAAAAAGCTCCGGCTTCTATGTTTTTAGACAATAATTATTGTTATGAAGGAGGTCTACTACAGTTTGCAATTAACACCTACAATTTCGGATTAGGCCTTTGTAAATTATATAAGTCCACCGACATTGCCTTAGATTTTAATTTAGAAGAGTTTACAGTAGCCGCATTATTTAATTCCATTGGACTATGTGGTGTAGATGAAGATCCTTTCTTTGTAGAGGAAACCTCTGACTGGCATAGGAAAAATTTAAATAGAGGATATAAGTTTAATGACGTAGCTAAGTTTTTAGTAGCTTCTGATAAGTCTTTATATTTGTTGCAGAAATATGTGACTTTATCATACAATGAATATGTTGCAATAAAAATTCAAGCGGGGCTATACGACGATTCAGCATCCAAATATTTACAAATACCAGAGACCAAAAAAGTAACTTTAGGTTCTATCATTATGGCATCTACAGACGCAGCAAGACAAATGGTTTCTTCATAAAAAACAAAACATGCTAATAATATCAATAATAATAAACGTAATACTTTTATACATAGCCATAGTAAATTTCTCTAAAAATGAAAAATTACTTATAGAATCAGAGAAATACTTAAATGAGTTAGAAAAAGAAAATGATAATTACTTTAATATAATACTATCCATAAGATCAAGAGTAAGAGATTCACTAGACACAATGAGAACCCTAGATAGAATCGGAGCATTTGAATCAGATGATGAAGTTGGAATAGTATTTAAACAGTTAAGTCACACGATAGAGGAACTAGATTTACTTTTTACAGCGGATAAGAAGTAGTAACACAAAAAAGTCATCTTTTAAGGTGGCTTTTTTTTATTGGATATAATATGAAAAAATTAAAGAAAAAAATGTACTTTGATGATACGGTACAAAATTCAATAGTAGAATATAATAAACTTACGTCACAAAAAGAAAAAAATATATTATACGAATTAAATATATATCCTGCATTTTGTAAACTCGCAGAAAATTTAATAAATATGGGTAAATATATGTACATTGATTTACCGTATGAGGATTTACATTGTCAAGTAGTTTCCATGCTGACTATAAAAATGCATAGATATAATGAAGAACGAGCTAAAGCATATTCTTTTTTTACCCGGATTGCTATAAATTATCTTATCATGGAAAATAAGAAAGGATATAAAAATAGAGTAGGAGAAGCAGAGTTATGGGAAATAGATGAAGAGAGAGATATAATAAACGAGGTAGTCACTAAACATTATAAAGATTCTTTGGATGACTTTATGAATTTATGGACGGGAGAATTATATGAAAAATTAAGATGCACATTTAAAAATAATTTAGATAAAGCGATAGCAGATTCGATTATTGACATTTTTAAGCATCGCAAATCTTTATATGCATTTAATAAGAAAGCATTATATGTATTAATAAGAGAAAGATCTAATATTCCCATGACAAATACGAACAGAATCACTAAGATAGTAAAAATATTTAAAGATGATTTTGATTTTCAATTTAATAAATACATGAAAAAATAATATGGAAGATATAAAATTATTTGATGATTTTAGCATGTCAAATCTTCTAAAAGAGATTTATGGCAATTCTAAAAAAAGATCAAAAGAATTAGATAAAACATTAAAAGGATTAGACGGAGTTGTACAAAGTGTAAATGACGCAGTAGTTATCCTACCGGTAGTTAAAGAATTTTTTGATGTAATGGTTAAAAATGATGACCAACTTATAAAAATGGCAGCTATTGTACAAAGAATGTATAGTAAAGCAGCATCTATTTCAAGTGGTGATTTTAACTTGACTGAAGAAGAAAAAGAAATGCTACTTCAAGAATTATCTCAAGAAACACAGAAAGAACTGAATGAATTAAAGATGCTACAAAAAGCTGAGGGGGATTTATTAGATGAATTTAAAGACATAGATAAACAACTAGAAGATGGGCTATTTAGTATCGGCGGAAGTGATAGAGACCTATAAGGCGTATGGTAAAAATCAAAAAGATGATAAAGGTAGAACACTTCCGTTAGGCTCTGTAAAAATTAAATTACATCCAAATTCATTAATAGGAAATGTTAGGGCTCACTATGCTAGACCTTTATTCACTAACTTTAGAAATGTACCTTTAAGAGGAGAACATGTAGTTGTTTTTGAGCTTACCGGGTATGATGGTACAGATGCCCCAAATTTAGATAAAGTATTATACTATATTCCATTACCGATTAATACAACTAATGATTCGGTAATAAATCAGATACCTCACGTATCTAATAGATCTAAAACGTCTGACAATAAACCGGCACCTCCTTTTGTTACTCCCGGAAATACTTTCCCAAAGAGACCTTATACGGCTAATTTTATACAACCTTTTGAAGGAGATACTACTTTTACTGGTAGAGGTGGTTCTTCTCTAAGGCTAGGTATTGGGTCTGGTCCCCATCCACAGCATGAGAAACAGCCTACATGGAAATCTGGAAAAGCTGGAAATCCAATAACTATAGTGGCTAATAAACCTATAGGACCAAACAAACCATTACCAAATGAAATCAAAGATATACCGAGTAGAGAAATAAAAGATTCATTATCCTATGCTATAGAAGACGCAGCTAATGATTTCTCTACTACTTATTGGACTTCCGATCAATCTTTACCAAGATTTGTTTCGGTTAGAGCATGTCCCTCTCCTTTGTCTAGTATCCCAAGTTTTAATAGAGCTCAATCGGCTACAAATGCGGATAGAATAGTGATTCAAGCAAAGAAGGATAACATGATGCTAATTGCAAAAAAAATAATGTATTTATCCGCTTCAAAAATAAGACTTACTACTGATAAACATGATGTAGATTTTGACGACCTTGTAGATTTTGTTTTGGGATTATGGGAGAATTTAAAAAATGTAGCTAGTCCTGCTGGTATAACCACTGCTGCTGGACCTTCTTTAGCGTCTCCATGGCTACCTAGTATAATATCACTAAGACCAAGATATACAATAAATCCTACTAGAGGTGTTTGGGGTGGAGGATGTTCTCAAGGATTTCCACAACCTCCCGCATTACCCGCTAATTTTAAGTTAGGAACTGATGGATTATCTCGAGTAGCTCCTACAGGCTTTACAAATAGCATACCCGGAATGGATGGTAAAGCAGGAGGTTCTGTAACAGCTTCTCCCGATATGCCCGGAGGATCTGATTCTACTACAAATTCAATAGGTAATCCATCTGGTGACTTACCTAATTTTTCTATAGATGCTAACGTTTCTCTTCCTGAAGTAAAATTACCGGGAACTCCTGGAGGAGCTAGCAACCCTAACACATCTCCTACTCCCGAAGTTGGCGGCGAATCTACCGAACCCGATGGTACTCCGTCAAATACACCCGGTACACCTCAAGGCGAAGGAACCTCCTCACCTCCGGGTACTCCTGGCGGGCCGGGAGGACCTGATGGACCTGGTGGGCCTGGTGGACCTGGTGGGCCTGGTGGGCCTGGTGGGCCTGGTGGAGGAAATCCCTCAAGTACTCCCGGAGAACCAGGCGGACCCGGTGGTCAAAACGGACCCGGTGGTCCGGGATCACCCGGAACTCCTTTTAATCCGGATGAAGATTTAATAAACATACCAATAGATTATATATATCCGGATGGTAAATGTTATGGACATTTATTCAAGATAGTATCTATTTTAAAGAGTAAAAGAACTTTAGCAATAGTTTCTGACATTGTTTATTTAATATTAGTTATAAAAGAAAACTGTAAACCGGGGTGGTATATAGTAGGAGATAAATTTAAGTATAACACAGATATAGAAAAATTACTTTCAACTAATTTGTTTATACTAGAAGAATCTATGCTTGTAGAAAAAAAGATATTAGTTAATTCAGATTGTATAAGAAAAGAATTAGAAGTTACTTTATACGAAGATAATTACGCTCATTTATCTCATGAATTAGTGGATTTAAATAAAATAGTAGAAGTTAATTTTTAAATTTATTAAGCAGTTTAAATATTTATTATAAACATGGACAAGAATTCTCTTATAAAATACTTAGTAAAAGAAATATCTCAAGAATTAAAGAAAGAGATAAAATCTATAATTAAAGAAGAATTTAATAATCTTAATAATAAAAATACAAGTAAGGTAGTAGAAAATACTTATGTTATAGAAAAAAACTCGGTTAAATCTAATAGCTCCTTAGATTCTCTCCTATCAGCAACAGCTCCTTTTAATAGCCTAGACATGGATTATGGTCCATCTGTAACTACTGAAAATACGAGTATATCTAATTATTCTTATAAAAATGAACCTTTAGTTGATATGGATGGAAAGGTTGTATTGCCTTCATCAGAAGGAGGTAATTTAATGAGTAAGTTACTTTCTAGAAATTATACACCTGTATTGAAAAAATCAGAAAAAATAAAATAATGGCTAGAATAATATATAAGGCATATCCACCTGATACTAAATTAGATAAAGCCGTCGGTATTTTATTGCCTTTTAATAGAAATACATTTGTTAAAAGTGCATTAGAGGCTTACAATAAAAAACCTTCAAGAGACGTAGGACCTTTTCAATTATCGTATACTACCGAAGATCAGGCAATTAGTAATTTGATAAATTTATTAATGACTAGAAAAAGCGAGCGGTATATGCAACCTAATTTTGGCACTATACTTAGAGATTTTGTTTTTGAACAAAATAGTTCGTTCAATAGAGGTTTTTTAGAGTCCTCATTAGAGGAAGATATAGGATTTTGGCTTCCGTACATAGTTCTTAAGGATTTAAGTGTAGGCATTGGAGGTAATCAAAACTATGGGTATTCAGAACAAGAAAATTCAGTTAACGTTAGAATAACATTTTCCGTTACAGAAAGAGGGGCCAATAGAGCAATAATAATCTATAATTCGGGTAATGATTTAGCCGCTGAAATATTATAAAAATGAGTAAAAGAAGTAATTTAATTAGTAAGGACGTAAAATATGTAAATAAAGATTTCGGAGAATTCAGACAATCTTTAATAGATTTTTCTAGAAATTACTTTCCTGATACATATAATGATTTTAACGAAGCATCTCCAGGTATGATGTTTATAGAACTAGCTTCTTATGTAGGAGATGTTCTATCATTTTACACCGATATTCAATTAAGAGAGTCTTTATTATCTACTGTACAAGAAAAGATTAATTTATACAATATTGCCAATTCTTTAGGATTTAAGCCATCCTTAATTACAGGAGCTTCAGTAGATTTAGATATATACCAGATAGTACCTTCTACAGGAAATGGACCTAATAATAAACCTGATTTTAAATATGCTTTATCTATAGATTCAAATTTAGTAGCTACAAGCGGGGAAAATGTCACATTTAGAACAATTGAATCTGTTGACTTTAGATATAGTTCCTCCTTAGACCCTACCGAAATATCTGTTTATTCTATTGATAATGCGGGAGAAGTGGAAAATTATTTATTTAGAAAAAAAGTAAAAGCAGTATCGGGAACTATTATATCAAGACAGTTTACTTTTGCATCTCCTAAACCTTACGATAAAATAACTTTACCAGAAACTAATGTTCTTGAAATACTAAGTATAATAGACTCAGATGGAAACCGATGGTATGAAGTACCTTATTTAGCCCAAGACACTATACCAATTCCGGTACAGAATTTACCACATAATGATCAAAATTTGTCTCAATACAGAGATTCTGCACCTTATTTACTAACCTATTTACAAACAGAAAGAAGGTTTGTAACTAGACTTAGACTAGATGATAGAACTGAAATACAATTTGGTGGCGGTGTTAGTAGTGAAGTTGATGAAGAAATTGTACCTAATCCTTTTAATGTAGGGTCCGGATTAAATTATTTTGAAAGAGTTGTTGATTTAAGTATATCTCCTGAAAATTTCTTATATACAAAAACTTACGGTTCGGCTCCCTCTAACACTACTCTTACAGTACAATATACTATTGGAGGTGGTATTCCGGATAACGTATCTGCAAACTCAATAACTACTATAACATCTATAAATATATTAACTCCTTTAGGCGCTTTAGACCCTACTCTATATAATGCATCGGTAGGGTCTCTTGTTATAAATAATCCAGAACCGGCTAGAGGAGGCATATCAGATAAGCAAATAGAGGTATTAAGAGAAGAGGCTATAAATCATTTTTCCGCACAGAATAGGGCAGTAACAAAAGATGATTACATGGTTAGATGTTACACTCTACCACCTAAATTTGGAGCAGTAGCTAAGGCTCACATTGAAAGAGATGCACAAACTAGGGCTTATGGAACTTTCGATTTTATTCCAAATCCATTATCTTTAAATTTGTATTTACTAGGATATGATAATAATAAAAATTTTACCCCTTTGAATATGGCGGTAAAAATGAATCTTAAGAATTATCTACTACAATACAGAATGTTAACGGACGCTATAAATATAAGGGATGCATTTATTATAAACATAGCCATAAGTTTTGAAATATTAACATCTGCTACATATAATTCAAATGAAGTTCTTCTACAATGCTTATCTAATCTTAGAGATTATTTCTCTAATGACAAAATGCAGATAGGTCAACCTATTTATATAAGTGAAGTTATGTGTTTGATTAAAGATGTACAAGGAGTGAAAAATATACTATCATTTGATATACATAATAAATACAAGGAAGATGAAGGATATTCTGGAAATTATTACGATATAGCCACGGCAACTAGAAATAATATTCTATATCCGGCATTAGATCCTTCAATTTTTGAAGTCAAGTATAAGAACAGAGACATATTAGGAAGAGTAGTAAATTTAACATAAAATGCAGTATTCAGTATATCCAACAAGAGATGCCACTATATATGAAGGAAAACCTAATTTAAATTCAGGTTTAGATTCAATAATAGAGTTAGAAAAGATATCTAACAATGTTGCAGATTCTAATGATGTTTACTATAATTATAATTATAACTCTAGGATATTACTTCAAATAGATTCTAATGAGATAAATAAATTAATTCAGAATGGAACTATAGGAAGGTCAAGCAAGTATTATTTAAATTTATTTTCCGCACAAGCTGATAAGTTGTCCTTATCTTATTCAATATATGCATATCCTGTTAGTGAATCTTGGAATCAAGGAAAAGGATATTATAATGCTTCTCCTCAAATTAAAGACGGAGTTTCTTGGACTTACAGGAATGGTTATTTTAATATGACAGGTAAACAATGGGCTTCCGGCTCCTTTGTTGCGGGAACTACCGGTTCATACGTAACACAAAAAGGAGGTGGTACTTGGTACTATCAAAGTGGATACGTTGCATCGCAATCTTTTGACCAGGAAAGTCCGGATGTAAGAATGGACATTACTAACATTGTTCATAAATGGATTTCAGGTTCTATTCCCAATAATGGCCTTATCATAAAAAGAAGTGATAATGATGAGAAAAGTTGCGATGTCATGGGATCCGTAAAATTTTTCAGCAGGGAAACTCATACTATATTCATTCCAAGATTAGACATTGTATGGAATGATGCAGACTTCTCAGGAACATCATCATTTGCTCAAGTACCAAACGAAGACTTCGTATTACATTTCAAAAATAAAAAAGCATCTTACTACCCAACAGATAAAACAAAGTTTAGATTCTTAGTAAGAGATAGAATCCCAGTTAAAACATATTCTACATCCTCAAATTACATTTCAAGTAAAAGATTACCAACATCTTCTTATTATGCAATACAAGATGAACAAACATCTATGTACGTTGTTCCATTTGATGATAGAAATGTAATAAGCTGTGACAATAAAGGAAATTATTTCAAAGTAAATTTTAATACATTTCTTCCAAATAGATATTATAAAGTTCTAATTAAAGTGAAGATGGATGGAGGAGACATTGAAAAAACAATTGATGATTCTATATATTTTAAAGTTAGCAAATAGTGGAAGAAAATAATAACATAAATATACATAGATTATCAGATCCAAATAATAGAAGATCAGGCCCTAACTTATCTATTGGAGAATATACCTATTTAAATGGAGACATCTATAAAGGTCAATATCATGTGGATGAGTATGGAAAATATATGTCTGGAAGATTTACTACAGAAGAATCTAAAGAGTTAATAAAAATTGGGGATGCATTAGATGTAAATAATAAATTAGAAATATCTCTTCCCGTCCCAAAAAATGAAATTAATACATCTAGTGAAAAGGACGACTATGTAAATTATAAGATTGTTAGAAGATATGAAGGAAATGTAGAAAAAGTCATATTTGGAACAATAAAAGAAAGAGTACCTGAAATAGAAGGACAAAATAAAAACAGATATTCCACCGAAGATATAAATAAAGCAAACAAGCCAAAATTAAAAGTAAATCTTAAGGGAATAAAATACGTGCCCATAAGTTATAAATTAAAAGGAACTACTTTGTCTGTAGATCCTGGATATTATTTTATTAGACCTGAAAAAGTTATTGTTTCTGACTTCATACTTTCTAAGGTAATTGACGCAAATTTTAATTATTTCATTGGAGTTAATAATCAAGCATTAACAGATATCTCGGTATGTCTTTTGCCTAATAACGAGACATTAGAAGTTATGATGTTTGAAAGAAATAAGACCTATAATGACGTAATATCTATTGAACGAGTAGATTTCTCCGAATTAGCTACTTATCCACTAGGAACCTTTGTCAAAATAGCTGAAGTTGGGGCAAGACCTTTAGAAGGATACACTTACTATTTTATAAACACTAATAATAACGGAAATTGTCTAGATTTATCATCTTCTTGGACACCCGCTGTTAGGAAAAAAGTAAGAAATATTATTGATCCTATGGTTCCGATTATTAATAATATACCTTCAACAATTATTAATAATATCCCACCTGAACCTTTTGTTATTATTGTTAGTGGATCGGAAGGAAGACCTGGAAAAGATGGTAAAGATGGATTGAATATAATTGGAGGAGGTGGAGTTGGAATACCTGGACCTGCTGGTAAAGACGGAAAAGACGGAAAAGATGGTAAAGATGGCAAGGATGGACCTACTGGACCTATTGGACCTATTGGACCTATTGGACCTGCCGGACCTGCGGGACCTGCGGGACAAAATGGTCAGCCCGGACAGAATGGAGCTAACGGAGTACCAGGACAAAATGGACAACCCGGAGGGTTAGGACCACAAGGACCTGCCGGACCAACCGGAGCATCTGGTACTAATTCTTTCTGCCCAGAATGCCCCAAAGATAATACAGAAGGTACCGGAGGTGGAACAGGCACAGGTGGTACTGATACCGGAGGTGGAACAGGCACAGGTGGTACTGATACCGGAGGTGGAACAGGTGGTACTGATACCGGAGGTGGAACAGGTGGTACTGATACCGGAGGTGGAACAGGTGGTACTGATACCGGAGGTGGAACAGGTGGTACTGATACCGGAGGTGGAACAGGTGGTACTGATACCGGAGGTGACCTAGGTGGAGGAACAGGAGGCACTAGCACAGGAGCTGGTAATAAATACTGGAGAATGATTCCTTGTAATTCAAGCACTATTCCAGGGTATATCTCCACACAACCTAAATCTAATCAAATTTATTATAGCTCTACAAAACGTCTTTTTTATTATTGGGATGAATTAGAACCAAATTTCTACCCTACCACACTAAACATAACAATACTTACCGATTTACTTGAAATAAAAGGAGTTACAAATTGTCCTGGTATAGGAGGAGGAACTCCTGGTGGTGGAACTCCTGGAGGTGGTGGTGGAGATACTAATAAAATAGTAATATACGAACTTGTATCTTGTACTGATGAAACCGATAAAATATATACTTCTTTAAGTATAGGTAGTATTAATCAAATCTGCACTTTATTTTTGAATAGTGGAAATAAGAGCTATCAGTATAGAGGTAATTCTGCTCTTGTAGATAGAAATCAAGCCCCTCCTTTGGTCACTGTTTCCATAGATTTAAATAATTTTAATTGCCCTACAATATTAGGTCCATCAGGAGGGGGAGGGCCTGGTGGGGGGCAAGACACTAGCTCTATAGATATAAGAGGTGGTACGCCTGGAAATACTATAGACTTTTTGAGTTATCAAAATATTAGTAATAATTCAGGTATTGATGATACAAGAGGTAGTGGCGGTAGTGGTACAGGTGGTGGTACAGGTGGTGATACAGGTGGTCGTCCTATGTTGCCATTCTTCCGAACTAATGGTCGACGTGATCCAGCCGGGGGTGGTTCAAGTGGTGGTAGTGGTAATCCTCCTTACGATCCATTTTCTCGAAAGAATAATTAAAATTAATTCAATAATCAGATATGATAGATAGATTCATAAATAAAGATAAAATAAAGGATTCGTCATCATTAATTGAAGGAGTATCATTTGATTATGAGCCATTCATGAGTCTAGACATATCAAAAGCAATAGTAGATGAGATAAAAAATCCATTCTCTATAGATTCTCATGTTTATAATACAAGTTATGATCTAGTTAAGTCAGCTTATAATGTAAAAAATGATTTTGATTCTACTTATGATGATATAAATTTTGACGTATGTAAATTATTTTTTGATTCAGAAATATTTGAGGGAACGTATAAAATTTGTTTTAATTTTCTTTACAACATTTTTGGAAATATAGATAATCAATATTTTTATATCCAAGAAATTAGTCCGGATGAGTTAGAATTAAAATTAGCTATAAGGCCTACCTATCTAAAAAATAACCCAGACGTAATAGAGAAATTAAAATTATTTAAAAATAAAGTTTCTTATTTAAGAACATTAGGATTCATTAATAATATTGTTTTAAATTTAGGAGAAAATAAAATTTACTCAATTATAAACATAAAAGTTGATTGCGATAATGAGTACGTTATTTACGTTAAGTTATTAAAACCCATAGAAAATTTAAAAACAGGAAATCTACTACATATATGCTATAAAGTAGCTGAAGATTATTTCGATTCATTTACTGTCACTTCTCCCGAAATCGTTAGCGAGCCTAGAACTTTAACACCTAATTATTCTATAAACACTCTGAGTGGTGAATCTACTAATTACAATACATGGAATAGTTTGCTTCCTTCAAAAGATGAAAACATTTATCATTATTGGGATACTTTATTAGATTCAAACTACGAAACTGCTAATACAATTATAAATAGAGTTATATCTTCTTCAGCTTCAGTTCCTTTAAATATAGATTACTCTGTGTTTTCTAATTTTGTATTTTATGGATCCGCACAAGAAAGATTAAAAAATTACAATTATAAACTCCAATTAATTGAATTTTACAATAGCCAAAGTAATGCAATAAAAATAAGTAATTCTTCAGGCAGTAACTTCGGTATTGCTGACCACAACAAAATAATAAAAAGAGCCTATCAAGTTAAAAATAGTTTTGATGAATTTGAGAATTATTTATATTACTCTTCGGGAAGTGTTTTTTCTTACGACATAACAGGTAGTATTACTCCTGCACCTAAATACATATCTCAAAATAAGTATTACAATTATCATATAACATCTTCCGCCTATAATTATTGGTATTCGTCATCTTTGTCTAAAGCAAGAAAATTTGATAGTACAAATTACAATACATTATACGAAGCAACTCCAGGTCATATTGTTAATGATTCAGACAACTCCGAATATTTTGTTTTTCTTGACATGATAGGTCAGCATTTCGATAATTTATATGCTTTCATTAAGGAATTAACATCCATTCACAGGAGAGATGAGCATCCTAAAAGGGGTATTCCTAATGAACTTCTTAAAACTTATGCAAAATCTTTAGGTTGGGAAGTAAATAATGGGTATCAACTTAGTAATCTTTGGTTATATAAGTTAGGTACAGATAATACAGGAAGTTTTTTAGAGACAGGTACTTTAGCCTCTCAAGCACATGAATATTTAACACATCAAATTTGGAGAAGAATAGTAAATAACATACCTACTCTTTTAAAAACAAAAGGTACAGAGCGAAGTCTAAAATCTTTGCTTTCAATATACGGTATTCCTCAAACATTAATTAGTATCAAGGAGTATGGTGGAGCAAGACCTCCTAAGTATAATCCTACTCATAAAAGTTATAGGTATCAATACTTGTTAAAATTCGATGGTAATCAATTCGTTAAAATTCCGTGGGGGCAATCTATATCTCCAAACGAAAATCAAGTATCAGCTCCTAGAGTTTCAGAATTTAGATTTAAAACAACTGAATCATCTAGCCTTAGTATGAGTCTATGGTCTATAGAGGATTCTAAAAATAGTAATAAAGTATATAATAATTTAGAATTAGTAAGTTACCGAGCCTTTTCAACTGCATCAAGGAGTGGTAGTTATGCTTACGGTTTTTTAAGATATAAGAGCGCACAAAGCACATCCAATTCAACATCTTCTTTCTCTATAAAAACAATTCAATCCCAGTATTATCCATTTTTTGATGGAGACGCTTGGAATGTTAGAATATATACGGATAGAAATATAACAGACACTAAAAAAACAGGATCTATACACATTGAGTGGAAAAAATCTAGTGGTAATTTTGAAAATTGGATTAGTTTTTCTGGTTCCATGATTGTTACTTCCTCTTCCGACATTTCATTCTCTTGGGGTTCTACTAGTTCGCTATCTACCCCACACAACATAATACTAGGAGGCTCTACGGGTAGCCAACACGCAGGAGTAAACTCTAGTAGATATAGAGGATTTTTACAAGCATATAAAGACTACAGCGACATATATTCAGAAAAAGTATTTGAGGAACATACACTAAACCCAGCGGCTTATCATGGTTCTTCATACACAGCATCTTTTGACACATTAAACAGGTTCTATCCAATGGGTGTAGATGCTCTTAGATACGATCATTCTACTTATAGATTCGTATCTTCCAGTCACCCTAACCGAATAAAATCACAATATACTACCGCTAGCTTCATAGGATTCTCCGGGTCTCAAGAAAATCAATATAAACCTTATTCAGAAATTTACTATAGTTACTCACCTTCTATAGGGGCAAGTGTTATAAAAAGTGATAAGATAAGAATAGAAGAATCTTTTTACACTAATCAATTATCTCCGGAAAAAAGAGTTCAGATAAATACTTTTGATACAGATCCCGTTGATTCAAATAAATTAGCTGTAGTATTTAGCCCAACAGATCAAGTAAACAGAGATATATCGAATCAATATGGAGGTATAGATTTAGATAATTTAATTGGAGACCCCTCTGATTTATATAGAGATGAGTATAATAATCTTAGAATAAATCGAGAAAATTATTGGAAAAAATATAAGGATAGAAACAATTACAACAAATACATAGAAATATTTTCACTTTATGATTATTCTATATTCGAGCAGATAAAACAATTAGTTCCCGCTAGATCAAATCTTATAGCAGGTATTTTATTAGAGGAAAATATATTAGAAAGGGCTAAAGTCGCAAGAAAAAACCCTTCTATGACTAACCCACAATATGAAAAAACAATCATAAAAACGGATAGTCAAGTCGGAGAATATATCTTGTACACAGGTTCTATAAGCTACGCACCTCCGGTAGAGATGTCACATAAAAAATATACATCATCCTTAGATTTTAACATACTACCTGATTTTGAACAAATAAAATATAGCACGAGTACAGATATGCCACCTGATTTAGAATTAGAGTACAGGAAATTTAAATCAGAATTACCAGTTACTGTAACTCCTGACTTTAAACATGAAAAAATAACATCTACTTTAAATTATTATGATGGATATTCTTTATTATTTTCAAATTTAGATTCTCATAAAGTTAATCAAAATGGAAAATTATATGAATTCGGCGGGGAAACATACTTATACAAATATGAAAACTTAATGGACACCATAGAAATGAATAGAGATATGAAATACATGTACTCTATATCAGAAAATGGAAAATTAGAAGAAATACAATCAACTATCAATCCAGATAATGATGTATTCAATATAGATTCACAAAATTCATCTTTACATCTAAATAACATCTCTAACATATCAGACATAGGAACATTAGAACATGTAAAAGGAATCATTAACTTATATAATACAAATGGAGTAAATGATGAAAATGACATTAATTCAAACATGGAATCCTTATACTATTTTGATGATGAAAGAAAATTAATTGAATCATACGCAACTTTAAATAGACATTTATCGTTTATAGGAAATGTGTTGCATGCTAGCGGATCTACAGAGGAAAACATTGCATATAGATTTAAAAGAAATGGAACATATAAAGATAGAGTATTAAATAGAAGAAAGATTAATTTTTATGATGGAAACACAAATGTAATATCAAATGATTTTAAATTGGATTCGTCATGTTATAAGATAGAAAATATAGTGGGTAAAGTTACTAATTTCAATATCGATAATTTTTACAATGGCAATAACTCATACAATTATGTTTTGTCATCTAGTTTCCATAATTTTAATTCTACATTGACTAAATTACAACTGAAAGAATATTTATATAAGAATGAATATGTAATAAATGATGCTGGAAATATTTATAGGAATAAATTGTATGTTACTCAATCTATTATAGAATCTGAAAGAACTAATTTAAAATATAAAAAAGTAGTATATCATTACTCATCTAGCACCGCCGTAAATTATTCTTCACAGTATCAAAAAAATCTAAATCTGGCGACATTGATAAACACAAAAAATTATTACTCATCTTCTCTAGTTCCTACTAATTACCAATACGTTGAAGACTCTGTACCTAATAGGCTTAGATTTACTGGATGCAAATTAACCGGATTAGACTTTAATGTAGATACAACAGATACTATTGACGGTGGACCTGTTGTAGAGTACAGAGAAGTTAGCGCAAATCAAATAATAGTGTAAAATATTATATTTCAAAGTATTTATTATAAAACAAACAAAATGGGATACCTAAACAATAACCAAATAACAGTAGATGCTATTTTAACCCGCAGAGGACGGGAATTACTTGCACGAGGAAGAAATGAATTCCAAATTACACATTTTGCTTTAGCCGATGATGAGATTGATTATTCACTATGGAATACAGACCATCCACTCGGTACAGCATATTATGGAATTACCTTAGAGAATATGCCATTAACAGAAGCGGTAGTGGATGAAACTCAAATGATGAAATATAAATTGGTTACACTACCTAAAAGAACAGTTAGAATACCAATTATATCCGTAGGTCAAACAGCCGTAACCTTAACAAATGGAGAAGAAATAACAATATCTCCAAGAACTATAAATTTTGAAGGCGGAAATACTACTTTTGGTTACACCGCAACTTTATCCGATAGCGATGTAGCTTCTTTTGTTGGCGTAACTAGAACTCCTGCTCAAAATAACGGTCAAGATTTAGCTCCCTCAACTCCTCGAGCTATCACAGATACCGAAGCAGCGCAGGCAATAAGTGTAACAGGATTGTCTTTCACTTTAAAAGCAAAAGGTTCCACGCTAAATCAAAGAAAAGCTACGTTAGCAATAGTAGGAAACGAGACCGGAGGTAGAGTATCCATTAGCTTAACAGTGAATAGAATTACTACAGGAACAACTCCTGGAGCTGGTATAACTGAATAAACAATAAAATAAAAATGGCAAATACAGATATATTTACTACATTCAATACGGCCGATATTGTACCTAACCAAGAGGAAGTAATTACTAGAGCTTTATTCTCAAATAATGATGGTAACTTAACAACCTTTTTTACATCTTCCGGACAAACGGCAACACAAAAGAGGTATTATTATGAAATTTTTAATAGCTCTTCAAACGCTCTAGGCTCCGAAGCTCAATTTAGTATTGCTTATGGTCAATACAACGGCTCCGGATCCGCTGATGAAGGTGGTCAAATAAACGATACACCAACTAGAGCTATCTATGGACAGTACAAGCAACTATGTTTAGATCCCGGAGAAAGAAAGTTTATAGTTAATGGAAAATCTACGGATAGTATTTATGTTATTAATGTAAACAGAGCTAGATTACGAGAATCTTTAGATGTAGGTACTTTAGAAATAAATTTAGCTTATCTATCAGGTTCTCAATTTATTGCCGGGCCTGGTAGTAACTCTACGCATACCGGATCAAATGTAAGATTAGCCGGAAATAATAAATATATGAGGTTAATTGATGACTCCAAGTCCAATCCTGCCTCTGTAACCACCGCCGGAAAGGTATATAATTTAGTATCTGGATCTTTAGAATCTGGTGTATATAATCCTAGCAATCCTCAAAAATTTGGTTTAGTATATCCAAATTTAGGTATTGTTGTAATGGATGGTACTGCACTTGATAAATCGGCTTCTTTTGGCACAGTATCTGGCTCTGAAGTTGCAGGAGATAACGCCTTCAAATTATATAGGTCTATGTCTGGTTCCGCAAAGTTCCAAGATTTATCAGGTGATTTCTTAGGTTTTCAAGCTAGAAGTTCTGAAAAAGTAAAATCTACTCATTATTTTGTAAGAGTTAGAAATGACCGATACAACTTTAGCAATAATCCAACATTTATAACAGGTTCAGAGGGGGATTTTTCACAACCTACATTTATAAATGACCCTAAAGTATACATTACAACAGTAGGCATGTATTCAAATTCTTATGAATTACTTGCGGTGGCTAAATTATCAAAACCTTTACAAAAAAGTTTTACTAGAGAAGCTCTTTTGAAGGTAAAATTGGATTTTTAATAATCAGTATTTAACGGCGAAAATATAGTGTGCAATGAATTTTGAAGTATATTACTACTTATCTGAACAAGATAAACGAATCTATATAGACTCTCTCCCTTTTTCTGCGAGAGACCAATATTTAAGAGATTATGACTCCTGGTATTATAGTCCGAATAATCCTATTACTAACCGGGAGACTAATATAAGTAAAGTAATAAATGTATCAGCGTGTTCAAGCGGTACTTTACAAACAAATTCTTACACAGTAACAGCTACGCCATCAAATATAGATAGAGAAATAAACAGTATTTTATCTAATTTTGAAACGGAGAAGTCTCTTAATCCTAATTATTCTTATACCTACGGAATAGATTCTCCCGCTCCTTTTTTGAATTGCCAGACAGTAAGTCCCGGAGGAGGTTCAGGTGGCGGTACATTTACTTTATATTCTGTCTATTGTCGAAATGGATTTGCAATTACCTCCGAAAAAACATTCCCGGTAGGTACAGATAGGAATCAAGCTACTCTTACTATTTATGAAGAATTAAGCAATCTTTTAGGGGTAGACCCTGGATCTATTACTACTAGCGACGTATTTCTTCCTACAAGTACAAAGAACTGCGCCACTTCTTCACCACCTCCGTCTCCCCCGTCTCCTCCGCCTAGTCCTATTACTAGAACTTTATACGCCGCATATTGCATACAAAGACTTACTGCCGGTTTATCATCAACTCAAGATATTCCGACCTTTCCTTCCTCTTCTTCTAAAGTATTAGATTTAACAAATGTATCTGCACAACAGCTTCAGCCGTTTTTATTTAATCAATCTCAATTATTTCAACAGGAACTTAGACAATCCGGAGCTACTCAGATTAGAGTACAATTTGATTCACCTCCTCCAAGTGAAAGTTGTTTACCTGTAGATAGAGAATTGACAGTAGACAATAATTACTCTACTACTCTGCATATAGCTTATTGCGTAAACGGTACAGTAACAAGACAGTCAACAATTATAGTCCAATCTAATCTTCAATTATTTTTAGAGAATAGAGAAAATTTAATAAGCCAATATTATTCTCAGTATAAGACTTTATTAGACAGAGAACTTTCCTCATTAGGTTATACAAATTTAACGATAGCTTTTAATGACCCTCCTAATATATCTTGTTTATCCTCCCCACCACCTACACCTACTACTAGAACTTTATATGCCGCTTATTGCGTACAAAGACTCACTCCTGGTTTATCATCAACTCAAGATATTCCAACTTTTCCTTCTAGTTCTTCTAAAATAATAGATATAACAAACACGTCTGCGCAACAGATTCAGCCTTTTTTAGTTAAGCAATCTCAATTATTTCAAGATGAACTTAGACAATCCGGAGCCACTCAAATTCGATTGCAATTTGATTCACCCCCTCCAAATGAAAATTGTTTACCCGTAGATAGAGAAACAAGTGTAACAAATTTTTACTCCGCTACTCTTTATGTGGCATACTGTAGAAATGGTGTAGTTTCAAGAGAATCCAAAAGAGTAATCCAGTCTAATCTTCAACAGTTTGTAGATAACAGAGAAAATTTAATAGCTCAATATTATAAAGAATATAAAGAAGCATTAGAAGCTAGATTTGCTATTACTAACTTAACTATAGATTTTGACAGCCCTCCAAATATTTTTTGCGGCGGAAGCGTAACTCTATATGCTGCTTATTGTATTGGCGAAAAAGCGGAAACAAAAACAAAAGTGGTATCATTAAGTTCGGTAACTTCCGAACAAATGGTACAACCTTTTATTTACAAGAATGTAGAACTTTTTAAAATAGAATTAGAAAGATTAGGTGCTAAGAAAATAGAGATGAGCTCTCTAAGCATGCCTGATTTGCCTAAGTGTGATATCTCAGGTCCATCCAGAATACTATATGCATCTTTTTGTTTAAGTGGACAAAATGGAAGTTCCTCAAAGGAAGTAAGCATAACTAATATAACTAACGATAAGTTAAAGGTTTTCTTAGAATCACAAGCTAAGACCTATGAAGATGCGATAAGAGCATCCGGAGCTGAGTCGGTAGTTACTAATTATGATACTCCACCCATCCCTCTTTTTTGTGTAGATATAGGAGGTGGAACAACAGGAGGGCCTGATGGACCCGGACCTGACGGACCCGGACCAACGCCTCCTCCCGCAACTACTACTCTTAGACCTACAACTACTACTACTACTACTACCTTAAGAACTCCTAACTCTTATTGGCTGAAAAAAATAAATCCGACAGATAATAGAAGATATGTATTTGATGTAACAGAAGGTCTTTTCTCAAATAATATAAGAAATTTAACTACTTTTTTTACGGGAAGTACTTCTGAAAATTACAGCAGGTATTATACACATGTTTATGATGAAAATCCTAAAACATCCTTAACATCTTCTATTCAATTTAGCATCGCTTATGGACATAGTGGTGGATCTGGCTCTTTAGATGAAGGAAACAAAATAAATATAACACCTACAAGAGCTATATATTCTCAATACAGGAACTTAGTTTTAGGTAAATCCAATATAAAATTTAATCTCACAGGAAGAGAAACTGATAGTATTTATGTCATAAATTATCAATCAAAAAGATTAAAAGATAGATTAGACGCTGGAGTTATAGAACTCAATATTGCTCATTTATCAGGTTCTCAATTCTTGGCAGGAGGTGGTTCAATATCAACTCATACAGGTTCAAATGTAAAATTAGCAGGAAATAATAGAGTTTTAAGATTAATTGACGATTCAAAAATAAGTACTTCCCCAGATTACACAGACGTAGGATACTCTTACAATATAGTTTCCGGAACTTTAGAAACCGGAGTTTATAATCAAACTGCTCCACACTATTATGGTAAATTAATTCCATCTTTAGGCGTAGTTATTTTAGACGGTAATAAATTAGACCTTTCGGCTTCTTTTGCAACATCTAAGGCATCTGAAATAGAGGGATATAATGCTATTAAATTATATAAATCCTTTTCAGGATCTGCCTTAGTACAAGATAATAGTGGAGACTATCTAGGTATGAAAGCTAGAAGAGTAATAAGAGAGTACAACGATTATTATTTTATAAGAGTGCTAAATAATGAGTATAATTTTACAAATAATCTTAGTAGAATAAAATCAGAAGTTCCTGATTTCATGGTATATAAAGATGCAGATCCGGGAAATCCTCATTGGAAGACAAATCTAGGACTCCCTTTGATACCTTTGCCAGTAGATCCAACATCACTTCAAGGACTTGAGGACATCAGAAGAAGGACTTTACTAAAGTTAGAAAATGGAGAAATAACGGAACCTTTTGCAAATAATTCTCAAGTGTATATTACGACAGTAGGTCTTTATAATGCGCAAAGAGAACTTATTGCAGTAGGCAAACTACCTAAACCTATACTAAAAAACTTTACAGAAGAATCTATATTTACTGTAAAACTTAAGTATTAATATGAGTACATTCGCGCCAATAAGAGGTGAGGATTTTAATATTGCGCCGTTTGAAGTAAACAAGGAGTATTATATTCTCACCGGAAGTTATGCTAAACAAGGTTATAAAGTACAGCAAGGACTTTATTATAATGGACCTATTCACATAAGTTCGTCAAAAGACGTAACATATCCAAAAAATTCAGATGGGTCTTATAAGTATATTGTCTATAGTTCACTCAATCATCTATATTATAAAAGAGGATTCGCATGGGCTAATTCTTTAGAGGGGTGGGACAGAAATAGAACTACTAAAAATTTGTTTTTAACCGCTAGTCTACTTTCTATACCTTCTTTAAATTATGGAGACAAGATTAAAGAAAGTACATTATATTTAAAAGGATTGAACAACAATGTACTTTTAGTAGATGATGGGCACAATAACTTATACGATAGGAATATAAATACAAGCTCTTTCCTTAATCCGGATAATTTATGTGGATATTGGGGATTCCAGGACGCACATAAAGCATACCGATATGGAAGAGGCGGGAAAAAAACATTATTTATAAGATATGAAAGTGAAGTTATTGAGCCACAAGAAAAATCAAAATCTTATCAAGTAGCTTATCCAAGTGGAATTACTATAAACGGTGTTAGAACAGGATTAGCTGCGGAATTTTATGGCGATGGCTATATCCACACTAAAAATTTTGACGCTGTTAGTTTTGAGTCAGCAGATAATTTTACTATAAGTTTTTGGCTAAAAGCACCGATATCTCAGAGTGTGTTAACTAGCAATAAAAATACAGTAATTGACAAGAAGTCCATATTGTATAGGGAAGAATTCGGTAGATTAAAAAGAGTAAACAAAGGTAATTTATTAGTAACCGATGTTTTTTCATCATCTTCTTTTAAATATTACCCAGTAGATTATTATCCTTATGAGTTTTCGGTACACAATCACACTCATCCACAACCAGGAAAATTGTCGTTTAGTCGATCAGATGGTTTTTCTACATTACAATTAACATCATCTAATTCCATTTTAGATGATAATTTCCATCATGTTTGCTTAGTAAAAACAGGTTCTAATATTCAGCTATATGTCAATGGAACATTAAATGCATCAAGAGCAGATGTTAAAGATGAAACTGTCAATGTAAGTGATATCATGATAGGGGCATCTTCTTTTGACGGAAGAAATGGATATACAGGACTTATAGATGAATTAAGGTTTTATAATAAAGCAGCTACTCCTCAAAATGTTTCTAGTCTATATACTACATCTTCTATTGCATGTTACCAAACAAATAGAGTAGGAAATGTATTTTACAGGACGGGTAATTTAGTAATCACAAGTTTAGATAGACAATATCATGAAATTTTATCTAACAATTGGTTGCTTTATTATAAAAATAGCTTAACTTTGTATGAGTTTGAAATGTTGATTAGAATTAAAAGAGGTGATTTTAATCTTACATTGAACCCTTCTTCTACTAAGACTGTTAAGAGTACAGAGTATTTAGATGATTTCACAGGTTCTTTATCTCCTTACATAACTACTATTGGCTTGTACAATAAACAAAACGAACTAATTGCAGTAGGTAAAATGGGACAAGCGATAAAGAAAAGAGATGATGTGGATTTAAATGTTATTGTAAAATTTGATTATTGACATGGCAGGATTTTTTAACAATTCATTTAAGACTAGGCTAGCGCAGAAAGAGGGGTACAGATCTAATTTCGAGAAGTCTATTGCTTTACAGATATCAGGCTCTTTGGGAGTAGACCCTAAAGATTTGTATGAGAAAAAAGTTATTAAGTACATAAAACCGGAAACTCCTAGAACTTATTTAGCGGATTTCGAGTTACCTAATAATATTATCATAGAAGCTAAAGGAAGATGGACTTTAGAAGAACGTAAAAAAATGATGGATATTATTTCATGCAACCCTCATTTAGATATAAGGATTGTATTCCAGGATCCTCATGTAAGAATTTCAAAAGGAGCAAAAACCACTTACGCCGAGTGGTGCAATAAACACAACATAAAATGGGCGGCTTATTCGATACCTAAACAATGGTTTGAAGAGAAAAAATAATTATATATGCGTTTTAGATTATTATCGGTTTTAGAGGAAGTGCTAGGTCCTTCGGATTCAGCGGGTAAATCAGACATTGTTTTCCATTGTCCCTTCTGCAATCACCACAAAAAGAAGTTAAGTGTAAATTTAACTAATCAGAAGTATCATTGTTGGTTTTGTGAAGCCAAGGGTAGGAGTATAAGTAATCTTTTCTACAAATGTGGTGCGACAAAGAATCAAATTGACCAACTTAGAAATGTTTTAGAGTATTATCAAATGAAAGACGATACTCAAATAGACATTCCTACTGCCTTATTGAAATTGCCCGATGAATATGTATCATTAGACAAGGTTCCTAACAAAGCTGTATTAAGTTTCTTAAGGAGATTTAAGCCTTCTTTTACAAGTCAGGACATAGTAAGACATAAGGTTGGATATTGCCTAACAGGTAAGTACGCAGGCAGGATTATACTACCATCTTATGACAAGAACGGCACACTTAATTTTTTTGAAGGCAGAGATTTTACAGGTCTTTCTCCTTACAAATATTTAGGCGCTGCTGTCAAGATAAATGATATTATAGTCAATGAGTTTTTCTTAGATTTTAAATTCCCTATAGTTATTGTAGAGGGTTTTTTCGACAGCGTATCAGTAAGAAGAAATGTGACTTATCTAACAGGCAGTATTATTTCAGAGAAGTTAAAACATAGACTACTCATGGAAGAAACTCCTTTAGTATATGTGGCTATTGACCCGGATAAAAAGAAACAAGCTATAAAGTATTGTTTAGAATTAGGAGCCATGGGTATTCCTACCAAGCTAGTTGACTTAGGTACAAAAGATCCTAGCGATTTAGGGTACGATGATACATGGGATGCTATAGAAGGAGCAGTTGAAATTAATGAGTATTCAGCAATAACAAATTTATTATGATTCTAATAAAGAACACAGGAAGAAAAGTTGATAAGATTTTTCACATTTCAGATATTCATGTTTACAATTATCAAAGACATGAAGAATATATAGAAGTGTTTGAGAAATTGTATAAAATCATTGAGGAGAGAATGACACCCAATTCCATTATATTTTTGGGCGGGGATATCGTACATTCAAAAACAAACATGTCCCCAGAATTATTCTCAGTAGTATCTAATCTATTATCTACATTATGTAACATGCTTCCTACCATAGTAATATTAGGAAACCATGACTTAAATCTAAATAATAAAACAAGATTAGATGCATTAACTCCCATTATAAACAGTTTAAATTTACCTACATTACATTTCTTAAATGAAACAAATGTATATCGATATGAACAAATAGGATTTAGTTTATTACATGTTAAAGATAAAATTGAAAATGTAATCCCCGCAAAATCTTTTGATGCAGAAACAAAGATATTAATGTATCATGGACCGGTAAAGAACTCGGCAACAGCATACGGATATCTATTAGAAGGAAATTACTTAGATGTATTAGATCATGCAGATTATGATTACATCTTATTGGGAGACATTCATAAACATCAATATCTCAATTTAGAAAAGACAGCAGCTTATCCATCTAGTCTAATACAACAGAACTTTGGAGAAGATTTAACACATGGAATCATCGAATGGGATTTAAATAATAATACAAGTGAGTTCATTAAGATAGCATCTTCAAATGGTTACTATACATTTAAATTGAAAAATGATAAAGTAGCTGAAAAAATACCTGGAGATTTACCCTATAATCTTAATGTAGCTATCACCGCCGAAAATTGCACTCAAGAATTTATAGACTCTTTTTGTTTAGCCTTAGAAAAAAAATATAATGTTCTCCGTATAAAAAAACCAAAAGTAACTAAATTTATTATAGACAATGGCAAAGGAGAAGTATCACTAGACAAAGAGAACATAATAAGAGACTTTGAATGGAGACACTCAATGCTAGAAAGATATGTTCAAAACGAGTTAAAACAGGAGTATCAAGCAGATAAATTTCTAGACATCCATAAAACAGCTTCTTTAGAATTAGATGAACCTTCTGAATTTATAGGCGTAACATGGAAGCCTATACGATTTGAATTTTCTAATATGTTTTCCTACGGAGAGGGTAATGTATTTAATTTAGGAGAGCTAGGAGGACTGGTTGGATTATTCTCACCAAATGCTTCCGGAAAATCTACTTTATTAGACGCTATGACTTACTGTATTTTTGACAAATGTAGCAAGACAAGTAGTGGAGCCGAAGTAATGAATACATCCTCTGATTTCTTTTCTTGTAAATTAGAGTTATCGGTTGCGGGTGAATCTTATTTTATCGAACGCAATGGTAAGAAGGGAAAAGATGGAAAAGTAAAGGTTGTTGTTAATTTCTATAAGGAGGATGGAACTTCTTTAAACGGCGAGCAAAGATATGAAACAAATGACAGTATTAGAAAGTATCTAGGAAGTTATGAGAATTTCATGCTTATAACAATGTATGACCAACATAATAAATCTGACTTCATTGATAAAACTCAAAAAGACAAAAAGGATTTATTGTACAAGTATTTTGATATAGACATCTTTGAGAAATTAAATGATACATCTAAAGAGCATCTCAAGCAATTAAAATATGAAATTGAGAATCACCAAAAACAAAAATACAACGAATCTGTAACGGAGTATGAAAATAGCATAATAGATATAAAGTCCAAGCTAGTACAAGTAGAAACTAGCTTAGAGTTAAATAAAAAGAGCTCTGATGTTCTGTTCATACAAATAGAAAACAAAAGAAAAGAACTTGTACCATACCCTAAGCAATCTATAAACTATGCCACAAAAATAGACGAGGAGAGCAGGAATGAGACAACCCTTAGTTCATCCTTAGAAGATAAGAGAAAGTTGTTTGTAGAGGCTAGAAATGCCCTTAAAACGCATCTATCTGAATTAGAATCTATGGGAGAAGTAGTTGACGTGTCTTCTGATTTAGTTACGATAAGAAAAACATTATCTGATTTTGACAGAGACATTGCGGTAACTGAATCTGAAATAAAATCTAGTGGTAAATTAATAGACCACTTACAAGGTTACGAGCATGACCCTAACTGTGTGTATTGTGTAAAAAACAACAAATACGCATTAGATGGAGAAAAAGCTAAAAAAGAATATCCGGAGTTACTAAAAAAATTAGATCAACTCAAGCAAAGTAAAAATGAATTAGGAAAAAGTATAAAGAATTTAGAAGCAGCGGACTCTCTATATAAAAAATACAAAGATAAGAAAAATGGAACAGATAGGCTTAAATCTAATTTAGACAATATAGAAAGTCAAGCAAATATTATTAAGGAGAAAATACAAATCTCAAAAAACTTGATTTTAGATTACTCCGAAAAACTAAAAGAGCAAGAATCCTATAAAGACATAGAGCAGAAAAACGCTGAAATAGAAAGTGAAATAGCTAAATTACTAGATGAGAAAAAATCAATAGATGACGCTATATACCACTTAGCCTATACTATTGGAGGTCATAAATCTACTATAGAAAACAACGAGTCAAAAATCAAAGACATCAAAATAAAAATTAAAAAGTTTAAGGATGATACTTTAACGTATAATAATTATTTTGTTTTTGAGAAGGCAACTAGAAGAGATGGAATTCCTCTTTTCATTATTAAAAATTATTTGCCTGTCTTAGAAAATGTTGTCAATGATGCCTTAAAAAATGTAGCAGCATTCAATGTTCAATTTGAGTTATCTGATAAAACATTGGAAGTATTCATATCTTATGTAAATGGACCTAAATGGCCTCTATCTTTAGCATCTGGAATGGAAAGATTTATATCATCTTTAGCCATAAGAGCAGCATTAAATCATGTTACTGTACTTCCAAAACCTGACTTCTTTTTTATCGATGAGGGATTTGGTGTACTAGATTCTGATAATATTGCTAATGTAGGATTATTCTTAGAAGAGCTTACATCATATTTTAGATTTATATTATGCATATCACATTTAGATGTAGTTAAAGATTATGTAGCAAAGGAACTATTTATTGTAAAGGAAAACGGACATTCTCAATTAATATCATAATAAATGGCTTTTGGATTAACATCACCATCATCTGAAGAAAATAAAAGATTAACTAGTTCTGGAATAAAGAGCTATATAAACGAATTTACTCTTTTTGATGGAGATGCTTTAAGTTCTAATTATTTTGGTCTATCTTTACCCGCTGAATTTTTAAAAGGAGCTAATGAAATAGGAATTAACCCCACGCAAAATTTAGTTAAAGGGACTCAAGTTTTTGTTGAAGTATATGATTCGGAGGGTAACTTAATTCCGCATGAAATAAAGAATGTTGCAAATGCTAATGGTTCTGCTATTGTAACTGTTACCATCGGAGATAATGTACCGATAGGAAATTGCGAAATTTACATAGCAGGTACAGCTAATTTTGACGTACTAAGAAATAGAAGATTAACAAATTTATCATCACCTAATATTATATGGGTAGGTAAATTGTTGTCTAATACTAAGAAAAAAACAATAGGAGATATAAAATATACAATACCTCCTAAAGTAGATTTAACTCCTGAAACAAGAGCTTTTCAAAACTTTTCCGGAAGTAGAGCTACAGGAAGTTGTCATGCAGTTAGTTTGTCTTATGTGTCATCCACACCACCGTCTCAATACTCTCCTAATTACTCTTCTAATACACCCGAATTGTTTGATGGGGTACCTATTGAGTCTACGCCCAATATAAACTCATCTGGAAGTTTAGCTAATTCTGGTAACTTTTCTATAACGACTGACGCAAATAACCTTAGCACAATAGTAGCTAATACAGGCGCTCCGTTTAAAAAAGAAATGGAAAAGGGCACAATATCTTTAACCCCTGATATTTCCAAGTATTTACCCGGGGATTTACCCTCCGGATATTCGCCAACAGTTCCCTCTTACACTGCAACTATTGTAGAGGTAATTAGTAGCACTCAAATAAAAGTAGATAAGCAATTTTTTTACAGAGAATCTTACGTAAATAAAAGAAAAGAATCTTCTGAAATCTACATAACTAGATTTGATTCATCTAATATATGTATAGACTATTTCAAAAGCCCGGACACAAGCGATGGACAAAAGAAAACAGGATATGCAAAAATATGTGTTAAGAATGCTAAACCTGTATCAGGAGATGTCGATAGAGTAAAAGTTTCCGCAAAAGCTGCTGGAGGAGTTGGAAGCCCTGTTAGTCTAGGAGAATTCAAAATACCAAAAACAAGTAAATTAACAGATAATTCTTCTTATGACTTTTCAGCTAACGGAGGCGTAGAGAGCAAAAAAGTAGGAAATATAAAAGATAGCTCTGATATATCTAGCTATTTTGATATTAATAAATTTAGAAAACAGGATTCTTCTTATGAAAACATAGGAGCAAGTGGGATAACTACTTCCGCAAATAGTGGAAACATAGTAAACGCTCTTGATGTACAACACAATAAACAAGAAAACGAAGTAGTAAATATAACAGTAAAAGATTCTTTTTTATCTAAATCAGTTCCCGACACTGAATACACTGTGCAAATATCCGCATTTTCTGAAAAAGATGCTAACGGGAAAACTCCACAACTTGACATATACATTCAAGGTCCTGACGTAGAAAAGTCACCATTATCTATAAATCAAGTAAACGCATCATCCCCCTCTAGCACATCTGAAAAGAATTCATTTGGAACTTTTTTAGGATCTTTAATAGGAGGTAATAATAAGTCTGAAATAAAAAAGACTTTTACATTTAAAGCCACATCTGAAGATAATATAAAACCTAATTTTATTATAAATGCTGGGCAATGGAATGTATCTGACATTGATATATTTCCAAGTGCATCAGATGGTGGAACTCCTAATGAATTTTGCATTGATATTCCATTAGATAATTTACCAATTGCTAAGATAGACACAGAGTATATTTTTGAAATAGAGTTTTTAAATGCTAATGGAGTTTCGGCTAATTTTTCAACAACAGTTTATGGGGTAAAAGTTAATGTTGACGTTACTATTGATGAACAACTTTTAATTAATACCTTCAATAGCAGTCCCGCATTCCAATCATTAGTAGCAAGTTCTTCAACAAAAGGAGATAAAGGAGACATAGGACCAAAAGGAAATTCAGGATTAAAGGGCAATAGTGGATCTAAAGGTGAAATTGGAGACACTGTTTTTACGGGGTCTTTGGACAGCTGCAACATAATAACAGTTAATCACGGAACGGGTATACCATATCCGGTATTTACTATATATTCTAACGATGGCAAATCAGTAATACCTGAAAACTATACAGCAATAGACGAGAATACTATTGAAATAACTTTCGGAGAATGTTTCAAAGGTTTTGTATCTATAGCAGGAGGAGGAGAGAAAGGACCTAAAGGAGCTCAAGGAGACCTAGGCTCTGCTGGTTTAAAAGGTAATCAAGGACCACAAGGCAACCAAGGACCTCAAGGTAATCAAGGCCTTACAGGAAATCCGAGTTCTGTATCGGGTCCAAAAGGTAATCAAGGATTCCAAGGTAATCAAGGACCACAGGGTAATCAAGGTACAGTAGGTACACAGGGTTTTCAGGGAAGACAAGGACCGCAGGGCAATCAAGGATCACAGGGAGTACAAGGTACTACCGGCGCTCAGGGTAATCAAGGACCTACCGGATCACAAGGTAATCAAGGACCTCAAGGTAATCAAGGACCACAAGGTAATCAAGGTCTTACAGGCAATCCAAGTTCTGTGGTGGGACCACAAGGCAATCAAGGACCACAAGGTAATCAAGGACCTACCGGTTTACAGGGTATTAGCGGACCTCAAGGCAATCAAGGATCACAGGGAGTACAAGGTACTACCGGCGCTCAGGGCAATCAAGGACCACAGGGAATACAAGGTTTTCAAGGCAACCAAGGACCACAAGGAATACAAGGTACAGTAGGTACACAGGGTTTTCAGGGAAGACAAGGTCCACAGGGTAATCAAGGACCACAAGGTAATCAAGGACTACAAGGGATACAAGGTACAGTAGGTACACAGGGTTTTCAGGGAAGACAAGGCCCGCAGGGAAACCAAGGACCACAAGGTAATCAGGGACCACAAGGTAATCAAGGTCTTACAGGTAGTCCAAGTTCTGTAGCGGGCCCACAAGGCAACCAAGGACCACAAGGTAATCAAGGTCTTACGGGTAATCCAAGTTCCGTAGCGGGACCGCAAGGCAATCAAGGACCTCAAGGTAATCAAGGACCTACCGGTTTACAGGGTATTAGCGGACCACAGGGCAACCAAGGACCACAGGGGATACAAGGTACAGTAGGTACACAGGGTTTTCAGGGAAGACAAGGCCCGCAGGGCAACCAAGGACCACAAGGTCTTACGGGTAATCCAAGTTCTGTAGCGGGCCCAC